CAAGGTAATTCTGATAAATTCTGGGATGAAGCTAAAAAAGATGATAATTGCTATGGTTTCCATGTAGCTAAGGGTGATAGAGCTAAATGCTCTGATTATTTAATTGACTGCATTAAAGGATCAGATCCTACAAAATGCAGAGAATATATGACTGATGCAGGTTTTTGGGGTGATGCTAAAGGTGCTCCAAAAGAAGTTAAAGAAATGTTACCTGTTTTTGTAATTGCAACTTTAAAGAAATTTGGTTTTGAAACTGTTAAAGTTTTTGATTCTGTTGCCAAGAGAACTATTAATAAAATAGAAAGAGTTAATACATGGTTAGAAAGATTAGGAAAAGAAATGGTTAAAAATGATAAAGAAAAAGATGATTTTAAAAACATAATGAAAAATACTAATTTATCATTGTATCTTGATTTATTAGTAGCAAAATTAGATGCATCTCCTCATATTCTTAATGAAAATTTTAATGGAACATCAGAAGAAACATCTGTTTATAATCCTAATAGATTTGCTGGTACTACTTTAGCTCAATATGGATTAAAACCAAAACTTCCTAATAATATTGGATGTGGTAATTATGCCGAAAAAAATAGAAGATTAAGTGATGTATTAAAATATCATATTGAATCTAAAAGAACATTACCTCATTTTATTTTACCTATTGCAGTAAGAGGATCAATGAGAGGAGGTGCTGTAATGAATGAAGAATATAAATATTCATCTAATGTATTAGAAGACCAATATAAATTATACGTAAATATTTTAAAATCACATGGTAAAGAAATAGCTCCAGATCAAGATGCTACTCTAAAAAATTTACTTAAAAGTTTAAGAAACACCGAAAATAAATTAGTACAATCAATTAAACTTTTTGAAAAATATGTAGAATTAATGGATGTTCATAAATTTAATGATCCTGATACAGTTTTAAGTTTAGATGGTTTAGATGCTATCGTTAAATCTAATAATAAATTATTAGAGAAAACCAATAGTAAACAAGAATCTGTTCTTACAGTTTTCCAAACATTAGCTTCAGTTGCTCAAGAAGTTACTAATATATTACAAGAAAAATTTCCTTCTAAAGCTGTTACTCCTAGTGAAGTAGTAGGAAGAAATAAAAGTACTTGGCCAAAACATGTTTAAAAAATATTAAAAATAATTAATTTATTATAAATAAAAATTTATAATAAATAAAAAATCATTAAAAGCTTTTTTTTAATTATATATAATATGGGAGCAGGATTATTAATTTTAGTTTCAGTTGGTAAAGAAAATATATATTTATCTGCACAACCAGAGATTACTTATTTTAAAATAGCATATAAAAGATATAGTAATTTTTCTATAGAAACGGTTGCACAATATTTTAAAACAATACCAGATTTTGGAAGAAGAGTTACTGTAAATATTTCAAAAAATGCCGATCTTTTAAATCAAATTTATTTATTTGTACAATTACCAGACATTATAACAAGTAATCATAGTATGTTACCTGAAGGTATAAAGAGATTTGCTTGGAATAAAAAAGTAGGTCTATCACTAATTAAATATATTGATTTAGAAATTAGTGGAATACTTATTGAAAGAAACTTTGGTGATTGGTTAAATATTTGGTATGAATTAACAGTACCTTTATCTAAAAAGAAAGGTTATAATAATATGATTGGAAATATTGATATTTTAAATACATTTTCTAATGGAAAATCTTTATTTAATCTGTCTATTCCTTTAAACTTTTGGTTTTGTCAAGACTCAGGATTATCATTACCTTTAGTATCAATGATTCATAATGATATAAAAATTCATGTAGAATTTAATGATTTTAATAAATGTTATAGAGAAAGTCCTACTAATTATTTAAAAATTGTTGAAAATTTTTGTTTATTCAAAAAAGGAGAATTAATGATACAAACAGTTAATAATAATCAATATATTGGAGAGTTTGTATATTATGATGTAGCTAATCAATATATATATTATAATAAACTTAAAGGTGATTTTATTATACCAAATAGTAATATAGCTAATCCTTTAATTGGATCAATTACATCTTTCTCATGTAATATATATAATAATAGTAATATAATTGTAGATGAATCATATTTTCAATATAATATACCATCAATTTTAAGTGCATATTTATTAGTAAATTATGTTTATCTTGATAATGAAGAAAGATTTAATTTTATAAATAAATCACAACAATATTTGATACCAACTGTTCAAAATGTTTCTGAACAAATATGTTATAGTACGAATATTTCATATAAAATACCTTTTGTAAATCCAAATAAAATAATATTATGGAGATGTGCATTACTTTCAAATATTAATTCTAATGATGCATTTAATTATACTATGAATCCAATTACAATTACAAATGATTCTATTATTAATAATCAACAAATAATTTTAAATTCAATACAAAGAATGGAATTAAATAGTTGGGAACATTATTCTTTATTACAAAATTATATAAATAATTTTACATCACCACAAGATGGTATTAATATGTATTCATTTTCTTTAAACTGTTTAGATTATCAACCTAGTGGAACATGTAATTTTTCAAAAATAGATGATACTTACTTACAAATAACATTTAATAATAAAATAAATTATCAAAATCCGGTATCTTTAGTCGGATACGGAATTCAATATAATTTATTTAGAATAGCAGATGGTTTGGGTGGATTAGGTTACTTTTTATAACTGCATATTAATTTAACCAAGCAAGAGATCCTAAACCACTCATAATTCTTAAAATTTGATATTCTTTTACAATAACTTTTAAATTGTAAGGTTCTTCTATAACTAAATTATTACTATTAATATCAATTTCTATATTATCTAAAAAATTAAAATTTAAATGGCCACTTGGTTGTAATTCTGTTGGAGCTAATGAAAAAGTATATATATAGTAACCAATATCAGGAGAAGATTTAAATTTAGTACATGGTATTAATGAATTAAAAAAATTTGATCCTTGTTTTGCAAATAAATCAGTTCCATTATTTTTTAAATTCATATCTATTATTGGACTAATATCTCTAACTATTTTATTATTTTTATAATTGTATTGTAAATATTTAGTTAATCTATATATTTGAACTTTTAAACTACAATTAGATAAATATTTATCCATCATAAATAGCTCAAATCGTAATTCAAATTTTATTAAATAATTATTTTGTTTTATTTGTGTTATTCTACTACTACCTATTAATATTTCATTATTGATTGCTTCAAATATTAAAAAATTATTAATATTTGAAATAGGAATTTCATTCGTAAATACTTTAGTTTGTATCCAAATATTATATAAATTACTACTTATAAAATACTCATTAAAATATAAATCTCTTTCATATAAAATATCTTTAAACGATGTATCATTTAAATGATTTATTGGTTGTGTTACAAATATAATATCTTTTATTAAATTAAAAAATTTGACTGATATTAATTGATTTAATTTATAAACTAAATTTGTTGGATATATTTTAAATCTTTCAATTAGATATTCATGTTGGGTTGAACCAAATAATTCTCTTTCTTTTGTATCAAGAATTATTGTATCAATACTTAATTCAACTTTAATTTGAGGTATATTATCTATCTTACAATTAGTCATATCATTTAAAATTAAATTATTAATATTTTCTATTTGATAATTGAGTAATAAATCAATATAAGGTAAACATAATAATGGTATTGATGTAGAATCAGAATTCGAAAAGAAAAAATGTAGCGGTAGTATACCCATCCAATATTCATCTGTTTCTTTAATACTAATAATTTTTTGAATTTGTCTTCTTTTTTCTTCAGTCATATATAAGTTATATTGAATATTCATAATATCACTATTTAATGTTTCAATAATTTGATCATTAAAACAAAAATCAGTTTTAAAAATCCAATAAATAGGTAATTTTAAAATAGGTTTAATAATCTGAGTATTCTTATTAGTTTCTTGTATGATTGTAATTTTCATAAGATCAGATCTATTAATATTTCTATTATCTGCTATATTTACTATATTTATTCCATCATGTATACCTGATAAGTAATATCTGGCATATTCAATTTGATCAGTAAAATCCAAATCATTTAGATTTTCATCACAAAATAAATTAATAGTTTTAGTATCATCTTGTTTAAAAATAAATAATGGTTGTAATAAATTTTGATAAAATGTTATATTAATAACTCTAATATTTAAGTTTTCTATTAATAATAAATAAGTTGCATTTAAATCTAATAATATATTACAACCTATAATAATATTTTTACTATTAATTATATAAAATAATTTTACACTTAACTCAACTGAATTTAATAAATATAAATGTTTTAATAAATTATCTGAGCTAATTTCATCTTCTAAATTTATTGTATATAAATATTTACCTATATTATTTCCATATATGTCGTATCCTTGAATATAAAAATTATTATATTTATAAAAATCATAATCATTTAATAATTTAATTTGTGTTAGTTGATTTAAATTAGGAGTATATATTACTGTATTAATATAATAAATTTGTTTAAAAATAATTGGATTATTATAATTTAATTCAAAATTTAATTGAATAACTATTTGTGTATCGTTTATTTGAATTGATAAAGTATCAATTAAAATATTATTAATATAATATTCATAATTAATTGTATTTTTAAAATCTAATAATTCAGGGTAATTAAATATTAATATTTTTGTATTTGGATTATAACTATATACACTAATTGTCCAAATATTATCATTTCTAATTTTTTTATTTTCTAGATCAGAATTATTAAATTTATAATTTAAAGTAAATTGTAGTAAAGTTTTCTCTAAATTATTTGTATCACATACATATTCATCATTATCATCATATAAATATATATTAGAATTTGGAATTAGTCTAACATATATATTAGTTTTATATAAATATATATTACTTTTATTTATACTTATTATTTGATTAGGAACTGTTTCTCCAATGTTAATATAATGGCCAATATTACTAATATTATATACATATTCCATTAATACATAAAAAATATTATTATTTATAATTTTAATTCCAAATGGTGTAATAGTATCATTTAATTTAAAATTAGTTGGTAATAAATTATCAGGATTATCTATATATTCATTATAATAAGTAAATGATTTTTCTAATCTTAGTTCATATGTATATTTATTAGTAGGTTGAACAGTTTCAATATTTATA